CGGTGGGTTTCTGCGGAGACTTTGATTGGCCTGCTGGAGTGAGTGACTATGAACAAGTGTCCCTATTGCGGATCCAATTTGCGTTATGACTGCCCTGTCGAGTGGCGGTGCGGGAGCGTGAGTAATGTCTATCGCAGCAGGGCGTGCTTGGTGTTGGAGGTTGGCCTGCTGAAGGATCGTGTGAAGCGGTTGGAGGAGGCCGGGGATAGATTGGCCGATTGGCATTTGTCGGTAGTCACTACGCACGAGACGGCGAAAAGACACGTCGAGCGATGGAACAAAGCCAAGGAGACCAAGCCGTGACACCCGACACACGAGCATCCGTCTGGTCCTGCGGTGGCGGAACCCAATCCGTCGCCATCGGAGCCTTAATCGTGCAAGGACGCCTTCCGAAGCCGGACTTCGCTGTTATCGCCGACACCGGCCTGGAGAAGCAGAGCACCTGGGACTATCTAGAAGGAACGCTTGCCCCTGCACTAGCCTCCGTCGGCGTCACCATTCACCGCGTGAAGCGGTCGGAGTGGGCTCCAAAATGGTCGAATGATCTATTCGCAACATCCGGCCAACTTCTGATCCCAGCCTTTACCGACGAATCTGGTCAAACGGGCAAACTGACTGCGTATTGCTCATCGGGTTGGAAAAAGCAAGTGGTGGACCGCTGGCTTTCCGTAAATCACGGGATCACCGAATCGAAACGGCAGAAGTGGCTCGGTTTTTCATTCGATGAACAGCGTCGATGGGTGAAGCATCACGGAAAGCCGGACATTCGGCTCCCGCTGGTGGACGACGTTCGGATGAGGCGTCGCGAGTGCGTATACATTGTCGAATCTATGGGCTGGCCAACGCCGCCGCGCTCCAACTGCTGGATGTGTCCAAATCAGTCGGATGATGAGTGGCGCGAGACGATCGCCAATCGCCCGGACGAGTTCGCGGCGGCCGTGAAGCTCGACGCTGAATTACGAGAACGTGACCCGCATCTGTGGCTGCATGGTGAGTGCAAGCCGTTGGGTCAGGTCGACTTTTCAAAACCGCAAATGGAATTCACTAGGGCGTGCGACTCCGGGGAGTGCTTCACATGACCATCCGCACCGAGATCGCTGGAAATCCCTGCATCGTCACCATGCCTGACGAAGGTGGTCAGACCCGCATCCGTGGGCGGGTGTGGAGGTGGGAGTACATCCATGGGATGCTTGGCCTGCTCCGCAAAGACGGCGAGCCGATGAGCATGAGTGCATGGCCGGGTGAGAAACATCCGTTGTGGCGGGCTGTGCGTCGGTGGGAGAAGAGGAATGGGAGGGGGAAACGATGAGCGATACACCGAGGACGGATGTGGAATCCAAATGTGGTCAAGGAGTGCGCGGTCGCTGCTATGTCAGCGTCAACTTCTCCATGCAACTGGAGCGCGAGCTTCAGGAGGCTCAAGAGCGGATTCGAATGCTCATCGCCGAGCGAGACACGGCGAGGATGCAGGCAGACCAGAACTGGAAGCTGCGGGAGGAGTTCACGGCGTTGCTTGGGACGGATGATGTAGGGGAAGCGGTGCGTGAGCTGAAGCGATGGAAGGCGCAACAGATTTCAACAACACAAACCAAATGAACAACATGAACAACATGAAGAGAACACTGATGGCAATTGGATTGGCCTACACAACGCAGGCCGCGACGGTGGTTCACACCGTGACGATCAACCCCACGCTGACGGACTGGTCGGTAACGAACCGGGTCCCGCAGTTCGATGCGCGACTCGGGAAGCTGCGCTCCGTCCAGGTGACCGTGTCCGCGAACGCAGCGGGGCGGTCTGAGTACGTGTCGCTGGACCGAGGCTGGCGGTTGCCGGTGTCGTTGGCTGTGACCAACGCGGTGTCGGCGCGGGCTGGTACGCTGACTGCCTTCAACTCAATCACAGTGGCGGGAAGCTCAAGCGTGACATTTGGAGTGACCAACGTGGACACGTTCAGCGTGTCGTTGGGGAAGGCAGTATTGACCAACGCGAACCTCGGTGTGTTCGTTGGGACCAACACGCTGCCGGTGATCACCACTGCGACTGCGCGGACTTGGTACGCTGGTCCTGGGGACTTCACGTTGCGCTGGGACACGCGAGCGTCCGCGGTGGCTACTGTGGCCTACACGTTCGACGGACGCTGTGAGGACGACGACAAGGACTCCGACAAGGACAAGGACGGACGATGAGTGAGCAAATCAACGACGGAGGACCGGCGCTTCCGACTGCGGACGCATACCACCCAAGTGGACAGATTGCGTATGGGAGAAAGGGAATGACACTGCGCGACTGGTTCGCGGGGCAGGCGTTGGCGGGGTTGCTGGCTGGAAGGGGAAACAATGGAGATAAAGCTCCAAACTGGGCCAATGGCTCATACGCCATCGCCGACGCCATGCTCAAAGCCCGTGGAGGTGGTAAGTGAACAAGACCTGCGATTTCTGCGGATCGTGCGTTGCAACCATCGCCGCCTCGTTTGCGGACTATGAGTGCGGAACCACATGGTCCGAGATCGATGGTTGGGAACGATCCATGCGATGCCGCGAGTCAGCAAAGGGGGATGAGTGAAATCCCTGTGCGTATTTGTGCCTGGGCTACCCGTTGGCCAACCGAGACCTCGCGCAACGTCGTTTGGAGGCAGGGCTAGGATGTACGATCCCGGCACCAGTAATGAGTGGAAGGCGTGCGTCATCCATGCGGTGCGCGGGAATGCTGGCCTGTTCCCGGCGGGCATTCCGGTGCGGTGTGATCTGACGTTCTACCTACAGAGGCCCAAGGCTCACTACGGGAGCGGGAAGAACGCCAACGTGCTGAAGGGATCGGCTCCAACGCGGCCTACCGGGAAACCGGACCGGGACAACTTGGAGAAGGCTGTGCTCGACGCACTCACGTCCGCTGGGGTCTGGCACGATGATTCGCAGGTCACTGATGGGAGGCTGCGGAAGCGGTACGCAACCGTGAACACGGGATGCGAGATCAGAATCACGGAAGACATCGAGTGAAGCTCAGGAAGAAAAAGGCGTGGCTGGTGATTGGTGCGAGACAGATCAAACCGACGCTGTGGATCTCCACGGGTATCGTCCCGGAAGTGTTTGGAGATTCGCGGTTCCGGGTGCTTCGCATCGTCGCCAGCAACGCCAGACGCAGAGGATGGAAGATTGAGCTATGAAGATTGATTTACCTAGCCGTGAGTACATGAAGCAGTTCATGCCCAAGGTCGCGGCGCGGATACCGGATAAGCCCATCAAGGAACCCAAGCGCGAGAAGCCGGTGGCTTTGCCGAAGAACAATACCAAGCTGAGTGAAGCCAAGCAGAAGATGATCTGGAAGCTGCACACGGCGGGGCGTAGCACGCGGGAGGTTGCTGCTCTTGTAGGGTGCTGCCACGCATCGGTGTACAAGTACACGGTGAACGGCAAACGGCAGTGGCGACGGACGAGCGACGAGGATCGCAAGGAGATTATCCGGTTGCGGTCCGAGGGCGTGACGTACACTGCTTTGGCGAAGAAATTCAAAAGATCACTCCAGACTGTCTGGGGGATCGTCAATGGGAGGCTCAAGTGAATCTGTTTCTGGAGATCTGGTGTGTGTCCTACGCGGTGGCGCAGTTGGCCTGCATGTGGGTGTGTCTGTGTGAGTTTGGATTCCTGTTCCGCAACCTGTCGAAGAAGGACCACCAATGAATGTGAAATCTGTCAGTGTGACTGTCCCATTGTTTGGGGGAGCGAAGACGGCGGAAGAGCTGATGGTGTACTGCGCGAGGGTCAGCAATCCGAAGAACCAAGAGAACTACGACACGGGGCACAAGCTGTTGGCCTACTGTCTACGCAACGGGCACTGGTCGGTGTTTGAGATGGCGGATTGGACGGTGGAGATCGAGACCTCCAGAGCGATTGCAGCGCAGATTCTGCGGCATCGGAGCTTCTCGTTCCAGGAGTTCAGCCAGCGGTATGCCGAGGTGCAGGGGTTTGAGCCGGTGGAACTCCGTACCCAGGACCCAAAGAACCGGCAGGCCAGTGGCAACAAGGTGGATGACTGGGCGTTGAACCGTGAGGTGGCCGAGACCTTGGACATCTGCCTCAAGAGCTACGACTTGCTGCTGTCCAACGGTGTCAGCCGGGAGACTGCACGCATGGTGTTGCCGCTCTGTACGCGCACGAATCTGTACATGAAGGGCAACGTGCGGTCATGGATCCACTACCTGAAGGTGCGTACCGGCAACGGCACGCAGAAGGAGCATCAAGAGATCGCAAGGATGATTGGCCATCTCTTTGAGATCCAGTTCCCTGTGATTGCACAAGCCATGAAGGAGGCCCAATGAAGTTCCTGTTCTACGTCGAGTTCCGGTGCCCGGTAAATCGTGAATGGAAACGGTGGAACGCCGTGTACGAAGATGCACTGGAAGCCATCCGGCAGATCCGCAAACGCCAGAAGTACGATGACACGTTCGAACGCCGCGTCGTAAGCATCTGCCAGAAAGGTTGACATGGCCAAGATATCAGGCTGGCAGAAGGCCAAGCTCATCAAGGAACTGAATCTCGCCAAGAACTGGCCGAGGCTCATGTTCGGGATGGAAATCTACCCGTGGCAGGAAGCCGTACTGGATGCTGCGGACTTCAAGCACTCCAAGGTGGCCCTCAAGGCAGCCAACGGCAGCGGAAAGACATCCATCGTGGCAGCCAGCCTGATCATCTGGCACATGTGCCGGTTTCCCGGAAGCCTGGTGGTGTGTACAGCGGGCGTTTACCGGCAGGTCCAAGACGCTCTGTGGCCTCACTTGAGGAAGTTGGCCAATGGTTTGGGCGGTGAAGACGTTGGATTCCGCATCGTGGACGGTGAAATCACGTACACCAGACGCGGATCCAACATGCCGCCGGCACGGTGCATCGGGTTTTCAGCTTCCAACCCGGAGAAAGCCGAGGGTTGGCACGGTCAAGGACAGGGCGACAACCTGCTGTACATCATCGACGAGGCCAAATCCGTTCAGGACGGCATCTTCCAGTCGATGGAACGCTGCCAACCCACGCGCACGCTGCTCATGTCGTCGCCGGGTGGTGCCAGTGGGTACTTCTACGAGATATTCCGGCGTAATGACGGCAAGTGGAAGACCTTTACCGTTACCGCACACGACTGTCCGCACATCAAGAAGGACTGGATCAACGACCAGATCGAGCGATGGGGCGAGAATCACCCGCTGGTGCGCTCGATGATCTATGCCGAGTTCATGGAGGACGACGGTTCCCTCACGGCAGTCAAGACGGCGGACTGGCAGAAGGCGGTTTCCAACCCACCGGAGGCCAAGGAGAAGGGGGAACGGCTCATGGCGGGGTGCGACTTCTCTGCCGGTGGCGACGAGAGCGTACTGGCGGTGCGCCAGGGCAATGTGATCAAGGGATTGGTGACGTGGCGGGATCGCGACACCATGAATTCCATCGGGAAGTTCATCCACCAGTTCAGGAAATGGAGCTTGCGACCCGAAGACATCTACGCGGACGCCGGCGGCATGGGTATCGTGATGTGCGATGCGCTCAAGTCCGAGGGATGGGACGTGAACCGTGTGAATTTCGGTGAGAAAGCCATCCGGGACGATCAATTCGTCTCCAGAGGCGCAGAAATGTGGATCGAGTTCGGAAGATCCATCGAAAAGAACGAGATTGTTCTGGGGCCAGCGGGCAACGACGAGATCACGCTCAACCAGTTCATCAATCGCAAGGTCCGCACCAACGGCAAAGGCAAACTCGCTCTGGAAGGCAAGGACGAGCTGCGCTCCCGAGGCATCAACTCGCCGGATCGAGCGGATGCACTGGTACTGGCCTTCTGTGCTGCCGGTGGCAGACGCATGGACGAGTACTTCCGCGCCTTGGGTGAGGATGGGAAGAGCCTTTTGCAGCGGATGGAGGATGAAATCGGGCCAATCGAGCCGGATTCAGGTCCGCTTGCAGGTTGCGAGGTCGGTGGATAACGCTTGGAGGAGATGATGACAGACAAACAACGGCAAAATCTGCAAGGGCAGATCGAAGAAGCTGTCGATCAGCGGCAGCCGTGGGAAACGCGCCAGACACGCTGGTACGAACTCCGTCATCATGGGCTCCGCCGGCAGAACAAGCCGTGGCTCAAGGCAGCAGACCTGCATTGGCCCCTCATCGACACTGCCATCGAGAAGCTGAAGCCACTCTTCCTACAGCAAGCCCTCGGAATGGACGTTGTTGCCACGTTCGTACCGATGCGCCAGCAGCTCAACGCCTACACACGGGTGGCCGAGGACTGGTTCAACTACAAGATCCGAGAGAAGACCAACTTCACCGACGAGGTGTTGTCCTGGGTGGACTACACCCTCATGTCCGGTCGCGGTGTCCTCAAGTGCTACTGGAACCCCGGCGACAAACGCGTGGGTTTCGAGGCCATCGATCCCCTCTACTTCTTGGTGCCGGCCTACACCGTCGATCTTCAGGACGCCGATTGGATGGCGCAGGTCATGCCGATGTCCATCGCCGCATACAAGCGCATGGCCCGCCAGTACGGATGGAAAGCCGATTCCAAGACCATCGAGCGCATCCGAGGCAACCCCAACGACGACAACATTCCCGGAACCAATCTGGAGTCGTCCGCCAAACAGCTTCGCGAAGGCATCACGTACACCACCAACACCGACGGTGTCATCGTCTGGGAAGTGTACCGCAAGCGCGACGACGGCAAGTGGGAGGTCTACACCTACTCGCCGGCTGCCGTGGATCTCGACCTGCGGGATCCCATGGAACTGCCCTACGACCATGGCCAAGCTCCGTTCGTAGACTTCCCATACGAGATCAAGGACAAGGGTTGGTTCTCGCCTCGCGGCGTGTGCGAAATCCTAGCTCCGTTCGAACTGAGCCTCACGTCGATGTGGAACCACAAGCACGACGCGATGACGCTCTACAACCGCCCGCTGTTCCGGGCAGAGCGCGAGATCCCCAACTCCATCAACCTGCGGTTCCAACCCGGTCAGATCCTACCTTACGGCGTGGCACCCGTGACCATGCCGCAACCGCCCATCTCCTTCGATCAGGAGATGATGTCCACACGGTCCATCGCCGAGAACCGCATCGGTTCGCCGGATTACGCCATGTCCACCGCGATGTCCGGTGGCAGCGACCGACGCACCGCTACCGAGATCCAGTCCATCAACGCGCAGTCCATGCAGTCCGGTGACTTGCGTGCGCGACTCTTCCGTATGGCTCTCGGTAAGCTCTACCGCCAAGCGTGGAGCCTGTACATCCAGTACGATTCCAAGAGCCTGCGCTACCGATTCGCCGAGGACTCGCTCGAGGCCGATCCCGTGGCCCTCCACGACCAGTACGAGCTGGAGCCCAAGGGCGGCATGGACATGGTCAGCCGACAGATGATGATCCAGCAGGCCATCAACCGGAAACAGCTCTTCCAGAACTCGCCGTGGATCGACCAGGTGGAGTTGGACAAGTCGATCATGGAGCTGGACGACCCGTCGTTGATCAAGCGATTGCTGCGGGATCCCGGTCAGAAGGCCCAGGACGAACTGGAGGACGAGACCAAGACCATCCCGACACTGCTGGTGGGTATCCCGGTGCCGGCCAAGCCCGGTCAGAACTTCGCCGGTCGTATCGGTGTCCTCATGCAGTACCTGAATGGTGCCATGCAGCAGGGCCAGCAGTTCACGCCGGCTGCCCAGCAGGCGTTCATGACGCGGCTCGATTCACTCCTGCAAGGCTACGAGCAGGTGTCCACCAACGAGGCCCGCAAGCTCCGCAAAGAGATCCAGAAGTTCCTTGAATCCACTGGGATGCTCCAACCGCAACAACCGCAGATGCAGGCTCCCGCCGCTCCCGCTCCCGTACAATGATCTCCTGTAAACAGTGCAAATTCTTCCTAGCGGGTTCGTGCCACCGATATCCCCCGACAGGGAGGCCAAGCTGCTTTCCGTCGGTCAATCAGCAGGACTGGTGTGGGGAGTTCAATCCCATTGGCTTGAGACCTGCCAATCCTGCGGCGACTCCTTCTACGTCACCGAATGCCGCCTCTCAGAGCGCGGTGAAACCTTCTGCCGCAACTGTTTTAAGGAATAACATCCATGGCCAAGTACCAAGGCAAGGAAGTCTCGCTCAACAAACCCTTCTACACTCCCGGCGAACAGAAGAAGAAAGCCGTGTACGTGCTAAACCCGAAGGGAACAGTGATCAAGGTCCGGTTCGGGGACCCAAACATGGAGATCAAACGGGACAACCCGGAGCGCAGAAAGAACTTCCGCGCACGCCATAACTGCGACACGGCAACCGACAAGACCTCGCCCAAGTACTGGTCCTGCAAAGCCTGGTGACTTTATGAAGAAACAGTCCAAATCAAACAAACACTTCAGCAAACTGGCTTCCCAACTCAAGAAAGAGGGGGCCGACGATCCCAAGGCTCTCGCTGCCTACATCGGGCGCAAGAAGCTCGGCAAGGAAGCCTTCCAGAAGAAGGCTGCCGCTGGGCTCCGCAAAGCCGCCAAGAAGAAATGATCAGGCTACTCGACCGGATCAAGGCAGCATGGATCTTCACGCGGCACCAGAAATGGGTCGCGTCCGAGCAGTGGACAAAGCAGGACGCCGAGCGACTTGAGGCATTCCTCAAGTCCGACACTGGCAAGAGGTTCAAGAACGTCCTGCTCAACACCGTGCTCATGCAGAATGCCGCCGCGATCACTGATAGAAACCAGTTGCCTTATTCGTGCGGCTTCGCCATGGGTCAGTCCAGTTTGGTGAAGGTCATCGAAGTGATGGCCAACGCTGAATCCATTTCGGATCAGGATACAGACCCGGATTCTGATACGAGCAACTAAGGGTCAAGGTACGGACAGTGACTCTTGCCGGTCACTGGACGAGTAATAGGCAACCATGAGTGAAGTGTTGAGTGCTGACGGTCTTCTTGCAGCCGCAAGGGACTTCGATTCTGGCGTCGATATTGACAGCCGGGAAACGCAGGAGACTCCCACAGAGTCCTCTGCAACCGAGCAAACGGAGCCTCAGAATGAGGTTTCTGCCAGTAAGGAAGTTTCCGAGGAGGCAGAGGATACGAAGGCGCAGCCTGAAGAGGCTCCGAAGAAGGAGACGAAGCAGGTCGAGCAGAAGAAGGAGTCGAAGTTCGCCCAGGAACAGGCTCGGAAGAGCAAGACTTGGGAGACGATCAACGCCGAGAAGCAGGCCATCAAGGCCGAGAAGGACGCGTTGGCCCGCGAACGTGATGAGTGGCAGAAGCAACGGCAGCAAACCGATGCCAAGGCTACCGACACGTACCGGGACGAGGCAGGGTTCACCGCTGAAGACTACGAGAAGGCAGCGCGGGAGTTTGAAGCCGATGGCGACAAGGATCTCGCGAAGGCCGCATCGAAGAAGGCAGCAGAGGCTCGCAAGGCCGCAGGTGAACATCAGAGCAAGGTCCAGCAGGAACGGTTCAACAAGGCGTGGGAGGACACGTACCTCCGACTGTCCGAAAAGGAACCGGAACTGAAGGATCCGAATTCTGACCTGTACAAGTCCACCGTGGACCTGATCGGCAAGTTCCAGATCCTCCGGGCAGCACCCGATGGACTGGCCCACGCCGTCGAGATCGTGAAGCTCCAGAAAGCTGCCGGCATGTCTCAGTCGCTGGAAGCGGAGAACAAATCGCTCAAGGAACAGTTGGACAAGCTCCAGAAGAAAACAGCAATCGGGAAGGGAACGGCCACCCAACCGCTGAAGGCAGAGGAAACAGACTTTGCCAAGATTCCGCTCAAGGAGCAGCGGGATCGCCTGATGAAGGCTGCGCGAGAGTTTGACCGTGAAGCCTGATTGAAAAGAAAGAGCATACCATGCCAGTTACTACCTCGACCACGCTCACGAATCAGTTCCAGAACTACTTCAGCAAGGAGCTGTTGAGCATCGTCCAGCAGGAGACGATCCTCGATCAGTTCTCGATGAAGGCCCCGATCCCGAAGAACAACGGCAACAAGGCCATCACGATGTTCCGCTTCGGGGCTCCGAGCATTGCCGATGTCCAGACGATCAGCACGGAAGGCACCGCTATCGCGTCGGGAAGCTACCGGGCTCTCTCGCTCAACAAGCTGGAGAAGGGTCTCGCGCAGTACGGCCAGGTCATCGGCCTCACCGACATCCTGCGGGCCACGGACCTGTTCAACTCGCTCCAGCAGGCCACCAAGACCTCCGGTCTCGACATGGCCCTGTGGGTTGACTCCGTCATCCGCAACACGCTGATCGGCTCCAACCTCTCCGTCTCTTCCGGGATCATGGGAACCGGGCCTGAAGCTGCTGGACCCACGTTCAGCAACTCGGACGCTTGTAACACCGCTGCCGGTTCCGGCGGTATCAAGGTGTACGGCAATCCGGCCACGCTCACGAACCAGACCTTCTCCGGTCTGAACACCGCAGCCACCGTTCTTGATACCACGATGAGTGCCTCGGCGGTACTCGACTCCATGACCCGCCTGAAGCGCAATCGCGCCCCGCTCATCAATGGCAGCTACGTCCTCGCGACCGATCCTCGCGTGGCCCGCGACCTGATGCGCGACAGCGACTGGCTCAACGCCTCCAACTACGGCAACAAGGGTCAACCCTTCTACAAGGGCGAAGTCGGCTCCATCTACGGCTGCCGCGTTGTCACCCAGACCAACTCGTTCGTCAGCAAGGGATCCGCTGTTGACACTGACGAGTTCATCAACACGACCAGCCCGAATGGCGGCGGCTTGGTGGCAACCAAGGACATCATCGCCTCGTTCTTCCTCGGAAACGAGTCGTTCGGTATCCCCCACCTCACGGGCGACGATCCGCTCTCCCCGAAGATTGTCATCACCGACACGCCCGACAAGAGCGACCCGCTCAACCAGTTGGTCACTGTCGGCGTGAAGCTGTACTTCGCCACGCTGCGTCTCGCCGCCGGTAACACGGCATCCACCGGCAATCCGGTCTGGTACCTGGTCCACCGCACGAAGACCTCGACCACGCTGTAAAGCCATGAAGAAAACGGCCACCATCATGGTGATTGCCGTTGGACCGAGGGGGCATCGCCAAGGCGGTGTCCCCTTTTCCCATTCCGCTTGCGGGGAAAACGGGTCCGACGAAGATCGCGCCATGATTTCTATTCCTGTCGAGGCTCTCTCGACCGATGCAGAGGACAACAGCAATGTTGCTCCCGAGATCGGTGATGAGGTCACGCTTCCCGAGGTCAAGGCTCGCGTGAAGAAGATCGAAGAGGGTGAAGCCTACGTGGAGATCCTGTCGGTCGGTGGTATGCCCGCCGAGTACAAGAACAAGGACTCCGAGAAGACCGAGATGCCCGAGGACGAGAAGTCCATGCGGAATATGGTCGAGAAGTACGACAGCGAGATGGAGTCCTGACATGCCCATCTACACCTTTGAAAACGGCGGAAAGTCCATCGAGCAAATCGCTCCGATTGGAACTGAATCCATCGTTGTTGAGGGGAAGCGGTGGCAGCGTCAACCCATTGCGAGGTTCGCTGCCACCGGCTTTGCCAGGGAAGCTGAACTGAAGGACAAGGTGAAGCAGGGGTTCAGCAGGATGGAAGACCGGCAGGGAAGCCGGTTCGAAAGCACTTTCACAAAGAATCAAATCAGGAAGATCTGGGACATATGAGCGACGTATCAAACATGGCCATCGAACTTGGGATGGGTACATCCGGGTTCCAGTTGGTTACTGCGACCACGCTTCAGAGCGGGCCGTTCTGCGCGTTGCAGGTTGTTTCCAACGCAGTGTTCACGTCCATTACCGGAGAGGGGGTGAGTGGAACCTGGACCGCTACCACCATCCCCGCTGGCATGGTGATCGTTGGCAGCATCGACAGCTTCCAGCTCACCAGCGGGACCGTGATTGCGTACAAGGGCAAGATCACGTTCTAAGCCATGCGCCTCTCGACCAGTCTTAGGCTCAACGCGCAGAAGGGGTTGGTGACTCCATACGATCCCGCGCTGACGCTTGACCTGCAATTCGCTGCTCGACAGGCGTATGTGGCCAACATTGGTCCGCTGCCGACGTTTACGAATGCGTCGACAACGCGCACCTTTGTTGGAAGCGATGGGTTGATCCAGACGGCGGCTACCAACGTGCCGCGCATCGACTTCGACCCGGTTACCCGTCTGTGCCGTGGGTTGCTGATTGAGGAGCAGAGGACGAATCTGGTGTCTCGGAGCGAGGATTTTGCGGATGCTTCTTGGACAAGATTCAATGCAACAGTTGTCTCAAACTCCGCATCTGCACCAGATGGATCCACAACTGCTGACCTTATATATCCTTCAGCAACAGGAAATCTGAATGGAGAGGTCTATAAAAGCACCACATCAGGAATATCGTCTGGAAATACGGTAACTGTATCATGCTTCATTAAAGCGTCTGGAAAGAACTTTGCGTATCTAGCAAAGGTTCAAAACACAACCGGAGCAGATTGGTCTGCCTGTTATCTGAATCTCACTACAGGTGCGATAACAAACGTACTTGCTGGATGCACGGCAGCAGTAGAGCAGTATCCGAATGGTTGGTGGAGGATTTCGCTCACGTCAACTGCTGGAGCTGGGCCGTATTGGGCACTTGTTGGTTCGTCTGATGCTGCTGGATCTCAATTGAATACTTCCAGCGGAACAAACGGCATATTGGTTTGGGGATTTATGATGGAGGTAGGTGCCTTCGCCACGTCCTACATCCCGACGACCACTGGCTCACTCATCCGCTCCGCCGACGTGTGCTCCATCACCGGGGCGGCGTTTACGGGGTTTTACAACGCCACTGAAGGCACGATGGTCTGCAAGTACGACCGTGCAGGCACCGCTTCTGAGACCCACTTCTGCATTGATAACGGAACTTCCAACGAAAGGTTGGTACTTCAGTTCAGTGGTGTTGTGGAACGATTCGGAGCCTCTATTGGAGGTGCTGGAGCAAATCTTGATTCGGCTACCGTTGGAGCAATCAATACCAGAATCGGTCACGCGGCCAGATACAAGCTCAACGACTACGCATTCTGCTGCAATGGCACAACTGTAGTCACCAATACAACATTGGCTGTTCCAACCGTTACGCAGGCTACCATTGGAAATCGCATCAACGGTTTGTTTACCAACGGCCACATCTACGCCATCCAGTACTACAACACCATCAAGACCAACGCCCAACTCCAAGCCCTCTCCACGCCATGATCGATTACCTGCTCAAATTCGATACCCAGGAGCAGGCAGTCCAGTTCGGGCTGGATAATGGATTCGTCTCTTTCGACGAGGACGGCAACCCCGTCACCACACTCGCAACACACACCTACGCACTGGCCATCCTCGGTCCGTGGATCCACCAGATCGGCACCGGCCAAGACGGCGACCCAATCTTTGTGTCCGACGGAAAGCACTGGGTCCTCTTCCGGGACGCTGCAAACCTCGACGTTCCAACTGGCGCAGACCAATTTATCGTGTGGACCTCGGAGCAAGGCCCACGTCCTGAAAACGCTCCGCAAACCGCCTGGGCCTGATCATGCCGAAAATCTCCTCACTCACATCCATCCCGGCAATCGACACGGCAAACGATGTCCTGCCGATTGTCGATGCCAGCACGTCAACCACCTGCAAGGTGTCGGTGGCTACGCTGTTGGCGGGGGTTGGTGCTGGCGTTCAGCAGCTTACAACCAGCGTACTTGATCCGGTCAACAACACCTACTGGTTGATCGCCAGAATCAACGCGAACGCGACCATCACGCGAATCTCAGCTCAAACCACTTCTGGAACCTGCTCCGTGCAGCTCACCACAAATGCAGGAACGCTCGGTTCGCCATTGAGCTGTTCCAGCACATTGAACACCTCTGTCGTCTCTCTTGCGATTACGGCAGGAAATTACCTCAAGATCACCGTATCTTCTGTTTCTGCCGCAGTAAACCTGTGCGTAACAATCGATTACCAATGATGTGAACTCCCATATCTTCTACGGTAATCTGTTCAGCGTTGACCTCAACGCTTTGAAGTCGGTTGTTGTGCTGGATGAGACGATTCCTCCAGCCGTTGACCTGAATGTGCTGAAGTCTGTGGCCATTCTGGATGAGACAATCCCTCCAGCCGTTGACCTGAATGCTTTGAAGTCAGTCGTTATCTTCGACGAAACCTATCCTTAACGATTATGGCAAGACTGAGATTTTGTGGATTTGATTACAATGCTGCAAACGGATCAATCGTATCTGGATCGACAGCGACTGGAATGAATCTGGATAAGGATTTCCTGTTCGTAAGCTACACCAGTGACACCACGTTTTACGCTCCAGGGCTTGCCACTCCAAATGTTGGTGGAAACAGCGGTAGGGGATCCGCTAGTGGAGCTTTGGGTGCCTACATTAGTGAAGCGTTATCCAATTTCAATGCGTATACGTCGATAACAAGTTGCGCTGTCCCTAGATCTTCCATTGGAAGCCCAAACCAAATTTGGGCAACATTTGACCTTTCCTACCTAATAGGAAGAAATGTTGATGATCCAACAAACCTGATGAGGTCTGAAGCCAGGTTTCAGGTGTTCAAGTTTGGAGATCTGTCGCTAAGGCTTCGCAGGATCTTCAATTACGCGGCAGGTGTGGCTGACATCACGTTTGAAGCATTCAATGGTTCAACATCTCTTGGAACTATCACACTGACGCCATATTCAAACGCGAGTTGGATCTTCTGCCGAATCTACGCAAAGCTCGATGGATCAACTGGCCGGTTCGATATTTCGCTTGATGGCCAAAGCGTCAGCTACACCGGATTGAACTCTGTTGCCACAACTCCTCTGGCAAGCGTTAATCATCTATACTTTTCAGGTGGGATTCTTGGATACGTTTCAGGAACAACCGGACCTTTGAATTTCGGGTTGATTGACAATCTGCTTCTGGATGACGCAGCGTTTCCGTCGGGTCGTCCTCGCGGTCAAAGAGTCGCAATCGCAAGCGACGGAACTCTGACTGGATGGGAATCAAATCCAACCGGATCAACACTGACCGGTGCGCTTTCTTCTTTTGACACAAGTTGGGCTCGCGGATCTGGAACTGGATCAACAGCACTGCTTAACCTGACAGCACCATCAACAACCGGGCTCAATGGTGTGCTCGGGTGGCAGATTCATGCGTATGGACTTTCAAACGTAGACACCATCGCAACAAAGCGTCTCATCACTGGAGTTGATGTATCGGGCACGGTGACAAATGGTACGTACATCAGTCCTCAGATTCCACCTGCAACGCCGTCGTACATTCAACCAGGCGTAGACACGATCTTCTACAGCACGGGAACAACTGACTTCACACTGGCCAGTGTTCCGAATACAAAGCTGCGTCTTGAGGTTACATCGTAAACAAGTCTGGCGCATTCACACTCTCTAGCCGATGAATACTAACGACATCAGAGACGGCATTATCGCCACCAGCGCAACCTCGGGATCCGTCGCGATCTCTTTCATCGACGCCATCAGTCCGTACATCCGGTTCGCCTCTCTGCTGGTCGGCCTCGTCATCGGCATCATCATTCTCATCAAACACATCAGGAACTGGGACAAATCATGAAGAACACAAAGACCACCATCGCCGGTATCGGAGCCATCCTCGTCGCAGTCGGCGGAGCACTCCGCGCACTCTTCGACAACGATCCCACCACCAACGTCGATATCCCCGCCGTAATCGCCGCCGTCACTGCCGGCATCGGCCTCATCGCCGCCAAGGACGCCACTCCCGAGAAGTGAACGTCATCGGTCAAATCGTTACCGCAATCCTCAAGTGGCTTGAGGAACTCGCCGGAAAGGATACCCATGGCCAATTCGCACAGCCCCAGGACGATCTTAAGCGTGATCTGCGCGAGCGCATTGATCGCCATGAGCGGATGCGCCAGCCGGGTGATCCTCGTTCCTGAAGGCGAACCCGTCCTCCTGGCCGAGCCCGTCAAGGCTCGCGTCTTCGTCAAAACCAAGGACGGCAATCTCGTCCGCAGCCAAAACCGCGTGACCATCCCCGCCGGATGGTATGCACTCCCGAAAGACTGATATGGGTACGCCGCTCACAGGTTCAACGGTTTCGTCAACGTACACGGGTCTCCTCAAGACCACCGATACGGCAATCTTCACCTCATCGCTGAAGACGATCTGCGATGGCGGCGGCAACGACAGCTCGCTCAAGCTATCCACCACTGCTGCCGCGTTCACCGGCACCGTGGATGTGGCCGGCAATGTCACTCTGGCGGGCAACATCACGGTCAACACCAACAAGTTCACCGTCGTTGCGGCGAGCGGGAACACTGCTGTTGGCGGCACGTTCTCTGCGGCTGGAGCGACCACCCTGTCGTCTACGCTGAATGTCACCGGGGCAGCGGTGTTCTCGTCCACGGTTGCAGCATCGGGCAACATCAGTACGTCAGGCGGAAACCTGTCCGTCTACGGCAACATCGTTCAATCCAATGCCGGCGCATCCAACACGCTCGCGGGAGGTCTCACGGTCGGGAACGCAGCGGTCTTCAACGGCGGCGTCACGTTCAACTCGACGACCTCGTTCACTTCCGCAATCTCGGTCGCGGGAATCACGAACTCAGGCACCTTCCTCAGTACCGGCGCAGCAACCATCGGAACCGTTGGAGGTGTTGCCCTCGGACCCACCACGATCACGAGCGTCACGGTCTCGGGACCGAGCACGTTTAACGGAAACACTACTCTTGGTGACGGTGCTCTCGACACTGTGACCGTTGGGTCGGCCAACGTGACGTTCACCAATCTGGCAACCAAGACCACGCCAATAGCCGCAGACACGTTGCTGCTTCGGGATTCCGAGGAATCCAACAAGCTCAAGCTGGTGGCCTTCTCCTCCGTTGGAGCGGCGAAGTTCATCTACTCGGAGACGATTTCGAGGGCACCCGGATCCGAGCAGAGTTTCAGCGTTGCCACGGGTGGAGGTTATTCGACTCTCCAACAGAGCGGATCCACTTCTGATTGGACGTACACTTGGACTCCTCGCGCAGTCGGAAACAAGGCTCTCATCAAGGTTTCCGTTCCAGTTTCAGTTGATAACGGAACCGTTGTTTACGTGGGAATTGTGGACGGTGCATCAACGGTTGTTGGTGTTGGAGCGGCTACGGTAAACGCGAATAACCAGATCATTGCAATCGCTGAATGCACGTTCACTTCGACGGCTGCTACGCACACTTTCAAGGTGTGGATTGGAAGCTCTGAATCACTCACCACGTTGACGGTGGCTTACAACGATTCAACAAACTCTTGGTTCAACAACGACGGATCGACGACCCGCAACGCCAAGGTCCAATTTGAGCTGATCGAGTTCTGATCATGAACATCTCCGAAATCGCTCAGGCAGCCTGCGACAAGCTCTCGTTCACCGATGCGGCAACTCTGGCTCTCGCCAAGAAGTTCACCGCCCGTCGCTACGCCATGCTCTGGGACGGGGCACTGTGGAACGATACACTCGGAGTCGTCTCGGTCTCCATCACCGACGGCCAGGAGATCGTGAACATCAGTCCGTTCGTCACCTCCTCCTACACCTCGTTCTCCGGTGAGGAATCCTACTTGGACCTCCCGGTGGCCATCCGCTTCACCGTCACCGGAGACACCGACGGCATCGAGATCCCCGCCGCAGAATGGCAGTCGTTCTTCCAGCTCGATCCCAACATCTGGAACAACGTGGACTCCCGGAAGTCCACTCCCAACAACTTCGTCAATCTCTCGCGCCTCATGACCGATGGCGCGACTACCTACGGCCAGTCCGGCATCCCGCGCATCAAGCTGGTTCCAACTCCCAACGCCAACGGAACCCTGTTCATCCTCGGGAAGAAGCAGTCCTGTGTTCGCCAACTCGGCGAGACCGCAGCCATCACGCTCAACCGATCCATCGAACTGCGGGGCGCAGACAACGCACTCATGGCCTACGTGGAAGGCGATCTGCTGGAGTACTCCCGGCAGTACTCCAAGGCCCAAGCGAAGTTCGCAGAGGGAACCGCTCACGTCTCCACCATGAAGGACATGGAACGTGGCCAACAACAGCAGATCAGTCGCATCATTCCTGACTCGGATTACTCCTACGACTTCAACGACATCGTCTGATGCCATTCCAATCGTCAGAGTCTCTCGATGACCAGATCGTCCTGGACGGAAGCAACGGGTTTCCATCCGGCGTCATCACCGCCACTCGACCTGACGGCATCCCGGCCACATCCCTCGCGGATGCGGTCAACATGGACTACGACGACTTCGGCAATCTCGTCACCCGGTACGGTGCCCAGTCCATCATCGGAAACTCCCTGTCGGCCACGTGGGAGAGCATCGTCACCAACTGGGAATCCATCACCTCCTACTGGGGAAGCAGCCTTCCAACGGACATCGAGATCATCTCCGGTTTCTACTTCGACACGGCTGCATCAGAGCGGATTGTCATCGCTGGATACAGCCCATCGGGAGCAACACGGCAGCTTTACGTTGGCAACCCGACGACATCGTTTGGTGCGATCCCCAGTTCCTCGTATAGCTCATCCGCTGAGTACGTGTACTTCGCCCAGCTCAACGAGAAGCTGTACTACTCCGACGGCGTTGGATCGCTGAAGTACATCAACTCATCGAATTCACATCCGCCAATCACCGCAGGCAAGATCAGCCGGGTGGATGTGATCAACGAGGGCAACAACCACTCAACGCTTGCAACGATTGCATTCGCTGCTCCTCCAATGGGTGGCGTTACCGCAACGGGCGTTGCTGTCGTATCTGGAGACGGAAACTTGGTTGCTATCAAGATCACCAATCCGGGATCTGGATACGCCACCGGGCCAACCATCACGATCAGTCCACCCAACGGATCGCACGCTGTCGCCTACGTTTCTCTCGCTCCACCCGCCAAGCCGATCTACCTGGTGTCGCACACGCAGCGGCTCTTCTGCGCTTCAGCAGACACCACGCTGCTGCCAGATACGCTGTACTTCTCCGACATCCTCGACGGTGAATCGTGGGATCCAGCCGGCAGCGTCCGCATCGGTGGTGACGGTGATCCCATCACCGGACTCTTCTCTTGGTTCGGCTTCCGGCTGCTCGTTCTCAAGGAACGATCCATCTGGTACGTCGATGCCAATCCCTCCCAAGACCCCGCAGACTGGGAGATCGGACTCGTCTCGGGAAACATCGGGTGCGTCTCCCACCGATCCATTGTCGGTGTCGGTGCCGATGTCCTGTTCCTATCACGCGATGGCGTCCGCTCGCTCGCCCAGATCCAAGCGGGCACACAGACAGACGTTGGCCTGCCAATCTCCGCGCCCATCAAGGACATCGTTTCCAAGATCAACAGATCCAAGCTCCATCTCTGCGATGCAGTGTCCTGGAACAACCGCTACCTGCTCGCGGCCCCACTGAGCGATTTCGAGGATCTCCTCACCGAGGATCAACTCCCTATCCTCACCGAATCCGATCAGGAAATCCTCACCGGCTCCGCAAACGCAAACAACTGCGTCCTTGTCTACCATCTGCTGGCCAAGGCTTGGATCGGTTACTGGACAAACTGGTCCGTCTCGGACTTCATCCCCACTTCGTTCTCGAGCAACGGACCCATCCTCATGTGGGGCGGAGAGGTTCTGTCGGCAAACTCGGGTTCCGGCCAGGTGTGGTCGTTCTCTGACTACCTACCAAACACACGCACCGATCCATCCCCGATCACCGCGTTCTTCGATTCCGGGTATCCTTACGAATCCCGGATCGTCACCAAGGCATACAACTTCAACGAGCCCATCCCGCAGAAGACCGGGTACAATGTTCAGTTCGCTCTGGAGAACCAGAACTTGGATTGGACCGCTTCGTTCGACATGGCGTTCTCGACGGACATGGGCAAGACGTTTACCACGTTGGAGTCCAATGTGGACGTTGGGCCTCAGGAGCTGAAGTTCCTCAAGTCCTTCAACCTCATTTCTCGCGGTCGATGGAACAACATCCAGTTCAAGCTCAGGACATCCACGGGCATCGGTGGTCGGATGATGCCGCAGAGTATTACGACCAGCGGATTCCTCGACTCGATCAGGCCCGAGCAATGACCCACGGCGCAATCAACCTGCTTCGCGAAAAGTGGGGGAACTGCCGCAACTGGTCAGACGATCAGCTTCTCGCTTGGATGAGCTACTTCAAGGGGCGCATCGCATTCATCCAGCACGAAGGCCAGTGCGTGGGAGTCGGTGCCGTCCGGTTCATCAACGACCTATCCCAATCCGATGACTGGAAGGCCAACGATCCCCAGGGATCCATCGCATGGGTCGAGGTCGTTGTGGCCAGCAAGGAGGACGCCGTACAGTCGCTGATGAAGGTCCTGTCGAGCCGGTGCGGAAAGCACGTCACCAAGATCGGCGGACGCAACGCAGCCACCGGCAAGGTCCGCTTGTTCGATTTCGACCGTTACTGCAACCTGCTTTTCAACAAGAGGATTTCTTATGGGCGGAAGTTACAAAGCACCTGACATGGCGGCGGCAAACCGCGAGGCGGTCTACGCCCAAACCGAAACATACCCGCTGCTGCGCGAGATCGAGGCCGCATCGCGCTTGGGTCGCAAGGGCACCTACGTCGATCCAGCCTCGGGCCAAACGAAGTCCTACGACTTCACGGGCATGTCTGACATCGACATCACCCGCGAGACCGCTCGGGAACTGGCCAAGCTGGCACCGGAACTCACCAAGGCCCAGCTCGACCTTTCAAAGGAGTACGGCACCCAGTTCGCCGAGCAACGTCGCCGGGAGCTGGAGACCGCGGATCCCGAGCGGTACAAGCTCTACGACCGTTTCCTCTCCGATCTGCGTTCCGGTGCCCGAGGCGTCGAGGAGACTGCGCCATCTGCCCCGGAGTACGAGCGGGTATCCCTGCCGCAGGAACTGCGCGACACCGGGATGTCGGCCTCGATGCGTGCTGAATTGGAGCGTCAGATTGGCGGAGAACTGTCTCAGGCTGGTTCTTTGCCTCCCGGCCTGCAAAGAGCCACAGAGCAGGCATTGCGTGCGCGTGGAGCGGCTTCTGGCAACATCCTCGGCAATGCGTCCGCGCTCCGGGAAGCACTCGGTGTTTCGCAAGCCATCCAGCAGTCCGATACCCAACGCCGCGCCCAAGCCCTCGGTCTTCTGCAATCCGGTCAGACCACGTCCGACACGGCGAACCGCAACGCGCAGCAGTCCTTCCAGAACATCCTCGCGGCTACTGGCCAACGGAACACGGCGAACCAGCAGACGTTTGCGGGACAGATGGCAGCGCAACAGCAGCGCACCGCTGGCCGGCAGCAGAACATCGCCAACGTCCAGTCCGCTCTTGGACTTGCGCCCATCGTGTCGCAGGCCGCGCAGCTTGGCGGACTCCAGCAAGGTTCCTCGCCGTTCGCGCAGCCGCAGTACATGCAGGGAATGCAGCAGGCGGGACCGGGGCAGCTTCTGGGTCAAGGGTCGCAGTTCGCTTTGGCCAACGCCCAGGGCGAATACCAAGCGTCTCAGGCAGGCAGTCCTCTGGCGATTACTCAGGGTGTGATCAGTGGAATCTCTGGATTGGCCAGTTCTGCCGCCAACACTCGCGCTGCTTTCCGTCCATAACCCAATCACATCATGGCTGAACAAAGCATTCAGGATTTGGAGCAGGCCGCGAAATACCGGCCCGGTGCCGTGTCGCAGATCGCCAACCTGCTGACGGGCGGGTTGTACGGAATGGCTTCCGGTACGACCGCGAAGAGTGTTGATGCCGCGACTGCGAGAAAGTTCCTGTTGGAAAATCGGATGCAGGACATCCAGCAGCAACGGATGCTCGAAAGGATCAACAGGAATCGAAGCGAGTCGATGACCAATGAGCTTCTCAGGATTGCCGAGCAAGAGAAGGCGACTGAGGAGAGGCAGAAGAAGATCGATCAAGGAAAGCGCGAGCAGAAGCGTCCAGAGATGACCGGGTATCTTCAGGCTCAACCCGGCTATTCTGTTGGAGAACCTGACATCGACACACTGGAGTCGATGTATTCTCAGGCGAAGGCCGAGGAAGCCCAGCGCGAGGATGCCGCCAAGAGGAAGTCTGGATACATCCAATTCAATGTTCCTGGAGTCGGTACGTTTAGCGGAACTCCAGAGAATTTGGCCGAGATGGGAAAGTCCAACCCATTGTTGGCCGACGTGATGTCTGGAAAAACGAAGCCAGAGGAAGAAGAGTACAACGAGACATACAGCCAAGATCAACTGACCCAAGAAATTGTTCCTCGGGTGTCATTCAGGAAGGGAGTCACACGTGAAAGGAAAAATGAAATCCTCGCGGAGGTGTTTGGAACAAGATTGCCATCGGCAGCTCCAAAGCCCGCACCCGGAGCCCCAGCGCAACCTGTCCAACCTCAACCGATTTCGATTCCAGGCTACACGCTCAAGGTGAAGTAGGTCGCTATGCCAATCTACGAAGTCACGCAGGACTCAACGGGTATCACGATTGAGATGGATGGCGAAAAGCCACCCTCTCAAGACGATGTCCTGAAGGCTTTTGCTGCGGTTGGCAGAGCCAAGAATCCAGAGGCTGAAACGATTGGAGCAGCTCCAACTGTATTTGAGCGGATCAAGGAGGTTGCTCCATCGTTCGCACGGGTGGCCACGCCTCTTGCAGGAATGCCATCCGTTCAGGATGTCCAGACTGTGACAAGGTCTGTTCGTCAGGCTTTGGAACCAGAGCCAAAGCCGGGAGGCACGCGATTGGATCGCGAAGGAATCATGGCTCTCCTGAGCGCATCTCCCGAAAAGCGAGAAGCGGGCAAGCGCATCGGTGAATCAATCGGTGGAGTTGTTGGACCCAAGACTGCGGCTGCAACTGGTGTGCTTGGTCAGGTGGCTGCCGATCTGTTGACTCCGGTAAACGTGGCCACGCTTGGAACTCTTGGTGCCGCAAGACAGGCAGCAAGGCTTCCAGTCACTCTTGGCAGGATTGGCGAATCTGTCCTCGCTGCCGATGTGGCTGCTGCTGCAAACGCAGCGAAGATTTCCCGAGGTGCTGAACTCGGTCTTGCTGCGGCGTTCACTCCTCAGGTGGCTTCCGGGGCAGCACAGTCCACAGCGGGTGCAGTGGATGTGTTTCTGGACAAGGACTCCACACCGGAAGACAAGGTCAGAGCCGCAACCGAGGCGTCAGTTTCGCTTCTGATGACGGCGGCTCTTGCTGGTGGTCTGAAGAGTGGATCTTCCAAGAGTGCATCAGAATACGTTCGCTCACTTGAATCATTGGCCGACAAGAAGGTCGGAATCGAAAAGGGACTGGAGAACTTGGAGCTGGCCAGGGTCGAGTTGGATGCTCTTCAGGCAACGCTTCCAAAGGAGAGAACCACTCCCATCTCGGACCAGCAGTTGCAAATTGAGAAGTCGATTGCGACGACCAAGCAGCTTGTTGATCAAGCTCTCCGCGAGGCCCAAAGCAAGATCGTCACCGGAGAACAGACTGCCATTGAAAAGCTCAAGGCTCAGGACGTTGAACTCTCCGTTCCAGAGCAGATCGGGGAAGGAGCAAGGGAATCCGTTCAGCCCGCTCTTCCTGTTGAAGAACCGGCGACACCGCTGAAGACGGCGGAGCAAATGATTTCAAGCCGGGTTGAACCCGCGTTTGAACAACCTGTTGTCGAGGCTCCAGTAGAGTCCACTCCACTCAGATCCGTTGACGACATCCTGACAGAACAGATGCGTCGAAGGACGGCAGCCAGAATGGCCGAGCAGCTTGAGTCCGGTACTGGCGTCGTTGATCCAGCGGTCGTCTCCAGAAAGATGATTGAGAGGGCTCTCGGAATCGGTAGGGAACCAGTCGGACAAGCTGCCGGTGAAAGCCTGATCATCCGCGAAGCAGCAGAGGTTGCGAAGGAAAAGGCACTCGGAAAATATCGCAAGAAGGCAGAGACGACGGCAGAGAAGTTGGAAGGTCTGCGAACCGAGGTTGAAGCCGGTCTCGGCGCAAACCCGTTCCCGCAAATGATGGGCACAGCATGGAACGGTGCGATCAACGTCGCCCAGGCATTGATCCGTGCAGGCGGTTCCGTGGCCGACGCCATTGCAGCAGGTCTGGATTACGCCCGGAAGAACTTCGACGGCAAGTTCGACGAGACAGAGTTCGGTAGACAGCTCGGATCCACGATCCTTAAGCCTTCAGCGATCAAGACCGAAGCCGGGATGAAGCCCCGCAGTTTCGCTGAAAGGGCAGCAGCCGCACCCGGTGTGCCCCCAGTGATTCGCGAGGCAATCGCCGCGTCTCCAGAGGCTTCCTACAAACCGCAGAACGTCGAATCCGTTGTGCGTCAGGTTTCCAATCTGACCGATGCACAGATCGAGGCTGACATCGCAAACGCCAAGTCGAACACGCGAGTCGCTTCTGCGATGGAGAAGTTCAGCCGGCAGATCAATTCAGGGGATCAGGCGGGAGCCACAGAGACGGCTCTTGCAATGTCGAAGAGCGGAACCACTTGGGGCCAACTGATCAACCAGTTCAAGCTGCTGAAGTCCTCCACAAGGGAAGGCGTTGTCACCCTGGTTGGAAAGGCCATGGCTGAAGAGAAGCGGCGTCCGATGACTCCAGAGCAGGCCAAGGTTCTTGGCGATGCGATGGAGATCTTCAGGAAGTCGAACGATTCCATTGATTCCATCCAGTTCAGGCTCAAGGAGGCTGCGGACACCGGCAACGACAATGCGTTCAAGATCAACAGCGGACTGCTCGATCTCGCCAAATCGATCAACGACCAAGCCAGCGTCGATCTGAATCAAACCATTGCGAGGTTGAACCCGTCTTCCGCTGCGGATCTGTTCATTGCGCTGGTTCAGGGCTCCGTGATGGCTCCGATCTCAATCGTCAGGAACATCGTTGGAAACACGATCAACATTCCGTTGCGCGAAGCTTCTGACATCACGGCTGCTGGTATTGATTCCGCACTGCGTGGAGGAAAGAACAACAGCTACAGCATCAAGAGCCGCACGGTTGATCGCGTAAAGTCGTTCTACAATTCACTTCCGCAGGCCGCAAAAGTGATCGTCAAGGGATCCGAGGCGATGCCCTACGAAATCGGATCGGATGTCGGAAATCCGCTGAACTTCACGCGGGCATGGAAGAATCTGGCAGATGCAATGGCAGGCCAGTACGAGAACGCCCCAATCGCACGGAACATTGTCGAGGCTACCATCGGCGCGATTCCCGATATCACGCTGCGCTTTGCACAAGCGACCGACATTCCATTCCGTTCTGCTGAAAGAGCGCGGATTGTTTCCGAGATCGGAAAACAGAAGGGGTTGTCGGAAGCGCAGGTCAAGGTGGCCCTCAAGAAGCCAGAGCTTTACTTGGTCACAGACGAAGCCGCAGCCAACGGGGCGAAAGGATTCACCGAGGCGGACTTGGCGGCGATTGAGTTTGAATCCGCAAGAGCGGTCTATCAGCAAGACAACGCCGCGACTGAAGCCATTGCAGGCATCAATCGGTTCATCAAAGAGAAGCTTGGACCGTATGGGTACATCCCGTATCGGCTTGTATCGCTCTTCCAGAAGACTCCCATCAATGTCGCTGCTGAAGCTCTTTCGTTCACGCCCGCTGGCATCCTGAGAAAGTGGAGCAAGATGTCGAAGCGGGAGCAGAACCAAGCTGTCTCAAAGCTTGTCATCGGAACTGTGGTGTCCGGTGCGTTCTCGTACCTCTACGACAAGGGTGTCGTCTCAGCGAACCTTGATACTCCCGGTGAAACGAACAAGGCGAGGAAGCTGGCAAAGTCTGGCGGCATCCTTCCACCAGGCACGATCAACGTCAGCGGGTTGCGCCGGTTGCTTTCAGGGGGGAATCCAGCATTCAAGGCTGGCGATGAAGTGAAGGATCTCAATGCGCTTGGAGTGGCAGGCGCGTTGGCCATCATGGTGGGATCAGCAAAGCGTATCCAAGAGCGCAGTCGGGAAGACGTGTCAGACCTGACTGCTGTTGGAATGGGTGCGGCTTTGAGCGGTATCAACTTCATCATGGAGCAGCAGTTCCTCAAGGGAACCAGCGACTTCATCAAGCTGCTTTCCCAAGAGGGTGGAAATGCGCTGGACCGATGGATCAAGAGCGTCGCTGTAACCGCTGCCAGCCCACTTGCTCCAAACATCCTCGGATCATTCCGGCGTGCAGAACGCGAGACCATCCCGGCCATCGGTGGCGAAGGGTTCTTCAAGGATGCGGTCAATGAGCTGAACCAACGGTACGCAGCACTTGGCCTGCAAATCCCAGGAACCAAGGATCCCAACGCCATGCCGGCCATGCGGGATCTTTGGGGAGAGAAGGTGTTGCAGACTCCCAAGAGTGAGAACCCTTTCATCTACAACTTCTTGGATGCGTGGAAGAGTCGAGAGATCGAAGCGGATCCGTTGAACGCTTCCATCTATCGAGCTTGGCGATCCACCGCAGACAACGACGCCATACCGTCAGTTCCGAATCCCAAGCTCCAGTTCGGTGGAAAGAGCTACGACAGGATGACCCCGGAACAGTTTGATCGGTTCTCCGAGCTTGTCGGCAAAAACAGGCGGACGTTCGCGGAGATGGTCTTCATGTCCGGCTCCTACCAGAATGGCGGAAACGACAGGAAGATCGCTCTTCTCAAACGAGCCTACGACAAGGGATTGCTGGTTGGTAAGGCCCAGTTCATGAAGGAACTGAGGCAGTCTGGAGAAACCCTTCCGCTGGTTTCTGAACGGCGCGGATTCCAAGAAACGTCCCCAGAATAGGGTACTAAAAAGTTGTTGGCGACAGTAGGCAACTTAAGCCAACCTGTCGTCCGTGAAACTTCTCCGCATTCAGGAGGTCGCAGAGCTTCTCGGGGTACACCGCGAGACGGTTCTGCGATGGATCCGCAGAGGATGGGTTCCCGTTGTCCGGGTCAATTCGCGCACGCTCCGTGTGCGCTCGGATGACATGGAAACCATCATCAAATCGATACAACGATGAGCACAACAGCACTGACTACCACATCCGGGGAACCCCCGGTCAACGTATACGACCGGATTGCTGATCCGGTGTCGGCCACCGCTCAACTGGGCGAGTGGATTGCATCCTCCGGGATGTTCGGCTGCACCAAGATCGAGCAGGGGCACATCTTGGCACTCCAGTGCCTGGCCGAGCGGAAGTCTCCGTTCGACATCAAGAGGACGTACCACCTCATCAACGGGCAGATCTCCATGCGCTCGGACGCCATGCTCGCTGGATACCGGCAGCGCGGTGGCAAGGTTGTCTGGAAGCAGTTCGACTCCAAGGCTGCCGTGGCTGTCTGGAAGTACGACGGCAACGAGGTCGAGATTGGTTTCAATCTTGAGGACGCCAAGGTCGCTGGACTGTGGCCTGCCAAGGCCGGGTCCGGGTGGGCCAAGGATCCCGCCGCCATGCTCCGCGCACGGTGCATTTCCAAGGCGGTGCGGATGCTCGCGCCAGAGGTCGTTATGGGCGTCTACACACCCGAGGAGGTCACTGACTTCACCACTGAGACCAAAGCCCCGCAGAACGCCAATGTGCGCGATTGGGACGCCTTGGCGAAGCTGGAGAAGGCTTTCGAGCCGGTGGAGTCCGACATCAACGCGGTCTTGTTGGCCGACGGTCGCATCAAGGAAGGCCAAACCTTCCGCGATCTGCCCGAGGACAGCATCCGCAAGCTGTCGCAGAAGCCTGACTTGCTGCTCTCCAAGATTCCCAAGCCGGTCAACGTGGAGGTGGTGGCGTGAGAATCATCCACAACCTGCCAGCCGACGACTACCGCGCCATCCACGCTCTCTCCAAGAGCGGTCTGGATCAACTGGCCAAGTCGCCCATGCACTACCAGCACTGGCTCACCAACAAGCAGGAACCCACCGAGGCGATGAAGATCGGGACCGCCGTCCACATGGCTATCCTTGAGCCCATCGAGTTCGGCAACAAGTACGGCAAGTTCACCGAAGATCGCCGTACCAAGGAAGGCAAGGCTGCCTACGAGGACTTCCAAGCCACCGGAAAGACCGCCCTCTCCTCCGACGCCTGGGATCAGATCCAAGGCATCGCCCAGTCCGTCCAGTCCAACCAGTGGTGGATGCAGAACACACGCTCCCTAAAAACGGAGGTATCCTGCATCGACCGCACTCCCGATGGGATCGACATCAAGGCCCGCATGGATGGCGTCACCAACACGCACATCCTGGACATCAAGACCACCTCGGACGCATCACCGTCCGGGTTCGCCAAAGCAATCGCCAACTTCCGATACCATTGGCAGGCAGCTTGGTATCGCAGGTTCATCGACCTGCCGTTCATCTTCATCGCCGTCGAGAAGGACGCCCCCCATGCAGTGGGTATCTACGAGATCGACGCCGAGGCACTCGCGGTCGCCAACAACGACATCGAGACTCTCCTCAACACCTATCGGGATTGCCGGACTTACGGGTCCATGCCCGGCTATCGCTCTGAAGTCGTGACCCTTTCACTCCCAAAGTTCGTCAAACCCATTGAAGCATGAAGTTCGTCGTCAATCGCAGCGAAGGTGAAACCAAGTCGTTCACCACTCCCGGCACCTACACCGTCACCGTGGCCTCCGTCAAAGAGGGACCACTCGACCGCAACGGGAATCCCGTCTCCATCATGACCCTGCGCGGTGAGCAGGGTGAGATCATCTCGGATCGGTTCCAGCCCAAGGAGACCCAGTTCTGGCGGCTTAACCGTCTGGTCTCCATCTGCACCGTCGATCTCTCTGATGGCGAGGAGTTCGACTTCACCCGTGCGGGTGCCCTCACCAAGTTCCTTGAACGGTTCGTTGGCCAACGCATCAACATCACCATCGAGCCCGAGACCTACGTCAAGAAGGACGGCTCCGAAGGAACCTCGATGCGCGTGCGCGGTATGGCGAAGGCCCCCGCCGCCATCGACGACGCCTTCTGATCCAAACGAAAAAGCCGGCAGGGGCTACCACACCCTCTGCCGGCTGACCCACAACAACACTATGCGACTGCGACCGTACCAAGAGACTTGCTGCCGTCAAGTCACCCAGAAATGGGATGAGTTCAACCGGCTTCTGGTCGTCATCCCGACGGGTGGCGGTAAGACCATCATCTTCGCGAACATCGCAGCGCAGGTCACTGGCCGAGTCCTCATCCTGGCTCACCGGGAAGAACTCCTCCAGCAGGCCATCGACAAGATCCGCAAGGCGACCGGCATCTCCGCTTCACTGGAGCGGGCAGAGGATCGGGCAAACCCCGACTCCAAAGTGGTAGTCGCCTCCATCCAGACCATCGTTCGCCGGCTGGATCGGTTCCCCGCAGATCACTTCGCTTTCATCATCATCGACGAGGCCCATCACGTCGCGGCCAACACCTACCAGTCGATCCTCGGTCACTTCGCCAAGGCCAAAGTCCTCGGTGTCACCGCAACCCCGGATCGCAGCGACCGCAAAGCCCTCGGCGAACACTTCGATGCCGTGGCCTACGAGGTCACACTGCTGGACCTGATCCACGACAAGTTCCTCGTACCGATCCGCGCCCGCGTGTGCGACGTGTCCATCGATCTCTCCAAGGTCTCCTTCTCCGCCGGGGACTTCGATTCCACGCAGGCCAGTGAATCCATAGAGCCCTACCTCGGACGCATCGCCGATCAGGTCAAAGAGTTTGGTGGCAAGAAGACCATGATCTTCCTGCCGCTCATCAAGACCTCGATGCTGATGCGCGACCTGTGCATCGAGCGCGGTCTCGACGCCGAGCATGTCGATGGCAACTCCTCGGATCGCGAAGAGATCCTGCAACGGTTCGCAGCAAAGGAACGCGGCATCATCTGCAACGCCATGCTGCTGACCGAGGGCTACGACGAACCATCCATCGACACCATCGTCGTCCTGCGACCCACACGATCCCGCGCACTGTACACGCAGATGATCGGTCGCGGCACCCGGCTGCATCCAGACAAGACGCACCTCACGATCTTGGACTTCCTGTGGATGACCGGCAGGCATCGGCTCGTCCGGCCAACCTCCCTGATCTCCGAAGGCGAGGTCGAGCAACTGGCCGACAAGGCAACCGCCAAGCAGGGTGAGTTCGATCTTGAAGACGAGGTCCTCAAGGCCACGCACGAACGCGAGAAGGCGCTGCTCCGATCCCTCGCCGAGAAGAAGAAGAACGCCGGCAAGTTCATCGACCCCGTCGAGTTTGCCGTATCCATCCACTCCTCAGTTGTGGCGGAATACGAACCAACCTTTGCATGGCAACGCCAACCTCCCAGCGAACGCCAGATCGCATCGCTCATCCAGATGGGATTCGATGCACAATCCATCCGCGACAAGGGTCACGCATCCGCACTGCTCGATGCCGTGTACAGTCGGTCCAAGCTGAATCTCGCCACACCCAAGCAGGTCCGGTTTCTCCGCAGGTTCGGAGTGCCCAAGCCCGAAACAATCTCCTTCAAGCAGGCCAGTGAAATCATCGGACGCATGATCAAAAAATGAGAACACCACTACGTGAGAACGCCTGGTACAAAGCCAGACTCGTACAAAACCGGAAGCTCGGCCCACTTGAGGACAGCATTGCTGCCCAACTCCAGCAGGACTTGCAGGACGTGAAGGACAACGCCCAGAGCATCGTCGCCAAGGCAATCAAACGCGGATGGATCAAGCACAATGAAAAGCCCACAAACACTCCAACAAATTGACGTGCCGGATGCCGGCGACCGGGGCGATTGCAAGGACTGGGATGTGGCCTACCGCAAGTGGCTCGTCCGCCGTGGATTGATCCACGAAATCCAACGCATCGAGAGCATCGTCCAGCGATCACGACGCAAAGGGAGGAAGACGTAGTCCGTGAATTACTACAATGAACACGATGCCAAAGCCGCAGCCTGGCTGCGCGAACTCATCAAGCGCGGACACATCCCAGATGGAATTGTGGACGAGCGATCCATTGAGGACGTTGTGCCCAGCGAACTCGCTGGCTTCACCCAGTGCCACTTCTTCGCAGGCATCGGTGGATGGAGCCTCGCCCTGCAACTCGCCGGATGGCCAAAGGACCGTCCTGTGTGGACCGGATCCTGTCCGTGCCAGCCTTTCAGCCTTATCGGAAAGCAGAAAGGAGCCGCAGATGAAAGACACCTGTGGCCTGAGTTCTACAGGCTCATCACCAAGCTCAATCCTTCAGTCGTCTTTGGAGAACAGGTTGCGGGCAAGAATGGACTTGAATGGCTGTCAGGAGTTCGCTCTGACCTGGAAGCTTGTTCCTATGCTGTCGGGGCCTCCAATCTGTGCGCTGCTGGCGTCGGATCACCACATCGAAGACAGAGGCTTTATTGGGTGGCTTACGCCGGCAGCACGGGACTGGAAGGATTCTCCTGGAATGGCAACAACAGCAAAGAACCCGGACGGTTCAACGCGCAACCGGGTGGATCAACTACCGAGACAGGCTCGCTTGGTTCTGACTCCACCGGCATGGATGCCTTGCACATGTTGCGACGAGTGGATTTGCACGATTCATGCGGAGCACGTACACGATTGCGATTGTCCGCCGATAGAGAGCTGGATCGAGGTGAACTCGGATCCATATGGAGCAGGTTCCAACAAGTCCCATGCTCCGATGGTTGGCGCAGGGTTGAACCCGGCACATTCCCGTTGGCTCATGGGATACCCGCCCGAGTGGTGCGACTGCGCGGTTACGGCAATGCAATCGTTCCCCAAGTCGCAGCCACGTTCATCGAAGCAACAGGTCTGATCCAATAACACACCCACATGGCTACCACCATTGAGCGGGCCAGGGCATGGCTGTCCCGCGTTCCTCACTCCATCTCCGGTCAGAACGGGCACGCACAAGCATTCACCGCCGCAACCGGGCTCATCCACGGCTTCTGCCTCGATGACAACGATGCCTACGATCTGCTCCTCGACTGGAACCGATCCTGCCAACCCCCGTGGAAGGAACGCGAACTGGTCCACAAGATCAGGTCCGCACGCGACACGCCCCACTCCAACCCACGCGGCCACCTCCTGGAATCCAGTGGGCCACGTACCGCACCTCCGCCCATGTCCGCCGTGCGCTTCACCAAGCAGGCCGCAGCTCCCACCCCGCTCGCTCCAATCGCCGACGAGTTCCACGCATTCCTGCAAGCCGCTTTCTGCGAAGGTGAGATCGTCTGCATCTGCAACGACCTGACACCCGAAGGCAAACCCAACTCCTCTGGTTCCTTCATGACCCGCGAACAATGGATGGAACGATTCGCCGGCCACGAATGCCCACTCGAGGCCCTCGGATCCAGCGGTGCGTTCGTCCGCATCAATCCATTCGCTCCCGGTGACTTCTCCGGTTCCGACAAGAGCGTCTCCAATCTGCGCCACGTACTCGTCGAGATGGATGAGATGCCCAAAGCCCAGCAGCTCGAAATCCTTCAGCAGTCCGGTCTCCCCATCTCCGTACTCATCGATTCCGGTGGCAAGTCCATCCACGCATGGGTCCGCGTCGATGCCGTAGACCGCGCCCAGTGGGAAGAACGACGCGATGTCATCTACGCACACATCCCCGGCATCGATCCCAAGAACAAGAACCCGTCCCGCTACTCCCGCCTTCCCGGTGCCCAACGAGGCGACCATCGCCAACGCCTGATCGCCACACGCATCGGCTCCCCCACTTGGGAGGACTGGATCGTCAGCATCGAACAGGCCGAGGACGATGCCACCATCATCACCACCGAGGACCTCGCCGGGTTCGATCCCTCCAACGATCCCGACAACCTGGTGGGCAATCGCTGGCTCACCAAGGGATCCTCCATCGTCCTGTCCGGTGGTTCCGGTATCGGCAAGTCATCCCTCATCATGCAGCTCATCATGCTGTGGGCCACCGGCAAACCGTTCTTCGGCATCGCCCCGGTCAAGCCACTCCGCATCGGTGTCATCCAAGCCGAGAACGACAAGGGTGATCTCGCCGAGGCATTCCAAGGCGTCGTAAAGGGACTCTCACTCTCCGGGTCCGACTCCCAAGCCATCCGCAAGAACATCTCCTTCCGCACCGAGACCGTCCGCACCGGCCAGTCATTCCTGGAATACGCCCGCCGCTTCATCACCAAGTCCAAGCTGGACCTCATCGTGTGCGATCCCCTCCTGTCGTACTTCGGTGGGGATCTCTCCAACCAGGAAGCCGTGTCGCGGTTCCTGCGGAATCAGCTCCAGCCAATCCTCAAGGAAACCAAGGTCTGCTGGATGTGGATCCATCACATCGCCAAGCCGGCCAAGGACCGCGACGGTGAACCGCCATCCATGATGGAGCTGGCCTACTCTGGATTCGGTTCCAGCGAACTCACAAACTGGGCACGCGAGATCGCCGTCATCCAAGAAGTGGGCCACCAGAAGCCACGCAAGTTCCGCCTGAACTTCTGCAAGCGCGGAGGACGCCTTGATCGGGCTGTCCTCCCGCTGTCTCACGGCGAGAACGGTTCCATCGTCTGGAGCGAGTGGAACCCCGGCATGATGACCGGAGCCGATCTCAAGAAGGCTCCTGCTCGTCGTCGGTGAGAGGCTCGCGCATCGCAGCAAAGAACCCGTAGGGATCGTTTGGATCCCCGGTGGTCCCGGTGTCCGGTCCTTTGGGCTGCGACACCGTTTCCGTTTCTTGGGGCTGCTCTTGGATCTCGACTCCGTTGGCCAACGCCTGCTCGAGCACCTGCAAGCGTTCGATGATCTCAGCCAAGGTTGACTTCGTGTCATCGATGAACTGCTTGAGCTTGCGGCCATCGGAGCGAGGCTTCTCTTCCAGTTGCAGCAACCGCTTCTCGATGGAGCTGAAGCGGCGTTGGGTCAGCAGGCCAAGCTCTTCGGTGGATTGGTTTACCCATTCGCAGCCGTGCCAGGACGCGGTGTGGCGGTCGAAGATGATCACCGCGCTCTTCGGCTGGCGCATCGAGTTGAAGGACCGACGCGCCGTTTCAAGGTCGCAGCCAATCACTTGCATGATGTGGGCCAGTACTTGTGAGCGGGTTGGATCGGGGTGGTGTTGTTTGGGTTCCATGGTCGAGAACAACCCCCGCAAGGTGTGGTGCTTTCCGTTGATGTGGATATACATATCTTCTTTTGACTCAGGTTGAGTACGGCTAACAGGCTACATTTTGTAAAGAACCCAAGTCAAGACGGTCTTATTTTGAGTACCGATTCAGATTTATGGCTATGAGAATATGGCCACTCCCCCTAAAAGGGGAGGTAACGCTCCACTTTTTGGAGCTCGCATCGCAGAGGGCGCAGCGGGGGACTCTGACGGTCCCCGCGCCCCCTGCTCTGCGTTGGACCCCCCATAAACCCTCCCGCTCTCCCGCTCTGCATGGCCGGTACGGAAGGTTGGTTGGCGTGGAAGGTATCCGGTGTGGCAGGCAAGCACAGTGGCCCCTGGTTGGAATGCAGTCCGGTATGCACGGCAGGCAAGAGTTGGCCGGCATGATCCCGAAACAGATTTCGGGATGATCCCCCTGCCAACACCGCACCACCACCAAACGGGGAGTGCGACCAGTAGTAGCGGATGCCACGCAATCGCTCAGAAAGGGTCTGCCAAGGCGTTTTGTTGCGCGGGGGGTATGATGACAGCGGATGGGGGGGTGGGAGAGGCTGGAGTGGAGAGTGGCCTGCACACCCGGAAATGCCCCGTTCAGGGGATTGCTTCCAACCGCACCATCATCCATCCTACTGAAGTCATCGGGCGAATGGGGCGCGGAGAGAACCCGCGACAGGGCATTTTCCCTTGGTTTTGGCCCATAGGCAACACGCTCCGATGACCCACTCTTTCGCACGCAGAACCCCATCCTCCAGCCATTGTGCAACACACTGCCCTAGCATACGGGCACCGGATTGGCTCCCAACCTTAACGAGGACGGTATGCGGCGTGCGAATCCACTCCCCCATCCCATTTCAATTCCCACAATTCCGAATTTTACCTAATAACCAGTACTCATGAACAGAGCAGCACCGCACCATCTTGGGGGCACGGGGCAGCGGGGCTGGGCCGAGCGGGCGGGGCGGGTGGGCGTCCGGGCGGGTACAGGGGCGGCGGGTGACGGGCGCAGGCCAGCGGGTGACGGCGCGGGGCGAGCGCAGGCCAGCGGGGCACGGGGCACGGGGCACGGGGCGAGGACAGGCAACACCCAGGCGAGCGAACGGGGCGAACGGACAGGCTGGAACCCGGCAGGATGGGAGGAGCGGAACCCGATTCCAGGGGGATTCTGCGGGGGGGCTGGATTGATTGGCCGACTATCCAAGGCACGAAAAAGCCCCACCCTTTTCAGGATGGGGCGCGGGGAGTTGGGGCGAACTAAAGGACCATCATTCCCAGCATGATTACGGCGATGCCGGCCAAGATTAGGAGGCACCCCAAGAATTCGATAATCTTCTCTTTCATTCGACGATCCTCGCAATTTTCTTGCTCTTGTCTCCTCGCCACAAATTGCGCGCTTCTTCCAGCGTCGCAGTAGTCTGGAGCAAAACCCGCTTCTCTACGTCGCTCCAAACAATCACCAGGTATCGGATTTGCACCTTCACGCTTGACCTTTCGCTTCCAGCATCTTCTCCAATTCCAGGCGGACGAAGTACAGGCCCGTCAACCTCCGGCTCCACTCAATCCAGTCCGGGTGATTGATTTCACGCGGCATCAGATTCATCAGGCTACCCTCTGCCCTGCTGATGTCGTGGATTGCAATGACGATTGCGTCGCGGGTGTTCATCGTCCGTCCCTTTCCACAATGCTTCCCCAGTCTCCCACCCGATAGGACCCGCGCCAATACAGCAGCGTTGCCGTGTACGTATCACCCGCGTTTAGATACGTCAGCCATTCCCCTCGCAATTGCACGCCTTCCACGCCATGCGTTTCCGCAATGGAATCCAGCACGGTCATGCGGATATCCAGAGTGGTAGGCGCGTGATAGCATCCCCTCACTCGCTCCGCGCCTACGGGATGCTGTTCGAGTTCGGAGCGAGTCATTTCCAGGATGCGCCTTGCATCCCTTGCACGCTCGCCAAAAACGCTTCTCAGCGTCTTAACTGACGGTAGTCGTTTCATGGTTCGATAGTTCGGGCCCGGCCATGATTGGCCCACCCCTACTCACCCCGAGCATTGCCCAGGACGAGGCGGGGAAGGTCAATTCCGGCAGACGGACTCCACACGTTTAGCGGACCGGCCATGGGCGAGGAACCCGACAATCACGGAGCGCGATGCAGCGCAGAGTCCGCAGTCCGCACAGGTGACATCGCCACGCTGGGCGGGGCATACTACCACCTTCCTACCCGCAGGGGTTTTCACAGTGTGCGGGGAATCGGATGGGAGCACGACGACGACAGGACCGCAATCGACTTCGGCGAGTTCGTCGGCCTCGCTCAATGTGTCCGCGCTGAGGTTGACCCGAAACCCGTTGCGGTTCGCGAATCGGACGGCGGCACGATTCCCGGAGGATTGCGGGGAATCCCCGACCACCGGCTTGTGCGTGTATGTCCAGCCTCTGCGCCCCGCTTGTGCCCGCACCAATTGGGACAACATCTTGGAATCGATATCGTCGCCATCGCCGGGTAGGTCGCCGGCTTGGTTGTGTCGCCACAAACTGCCGGGGGCGATTGAGGATATCAGGATCAGAAAATCCAACCATGCAACCCCGCGCTTGCCTTCGTTGACTTTACGCCAGTGCCAGGCGAGGGGGCCTTGTTCCGCGTAACAACCTTTTCCCCGCAGAGGGCAGGATGTCGTAGGACAGGTGGTGTTTGGGGACGTCGTGACGGGGATCCCTCCCGTTTTCACGTTAGAGGATTGCGGGGAGAGGTGGTAGGTTTGCATAGTGGTAGGGGATCAGTGAACACGGACCAGCCCACCGCCGCCGGTAATCTCACGCACCGGGCCGGCCAGCGTTTCCATCGCCGTTTCGACAGCGTGAAACTCACCGCACCCTTGGCAGACGTAGTGCCCGACGTCATAGGTTACCTTGCGGTTCCCAGAGTGGTACTTGTTGCAGCGCAGTTTACGCATCGCCTGCTTGATGTCGTTCGGTTTCATGGTGTTAGTCATGGGATAAGGGGGGTTAGGGGTGGGGGTTAGGAAAGCATCCGGCGCAGCGATTTAGGGACCACTCCGACAGCGCAGAGTTTTGCCGCTCTCGACAGCCTGTCCCATCCTGCCCGTTGCTCCTCTAGCGGACGCCCCTGAGCATCTGCCCACCATGCGCGGAACTCTGCTACCGCTGCATTGTGTGCGGAGTCCTGCGCGGCGGCGTAGACCGCGCTCTTGGCGCGCAGATACTGCCCGAGCGTCTCGCAACCCTCGTGCGTCCATCCACGCGGCGGACGGCACACTCGCGACGTGCCGCCATCCTCGTCGTGTACCGTCATCCAGACTGATCCGGCCTGTACAGCCGCATCCCATTCCGCGCTCAGGCGGGTTTTCTCGGCCTCCACCGGATCGACCGGAGCGGGCGGGATAGGGGCCGAAAGCCTCACATCAAGATGCGCGATCACGACGGCCACCGCTGCGTCTGCATTGTCGGCTAAGATGACGCCGTCACGGACTGCGCTCCGCACGACCGCTGCAGCAATGTCCTCGACGGTGGCCTGACCGTCGTCCGCTGACCATGCTGCGGTGGCGAGGGATTTGAGTTTTTCAAGATTCATAGGTAAAGGGGTGGGGGTGGGGGTTAGGAGAGGCTCGCAATCCATCCGGCAACGTCAGCCAACAACCCGCCCGCGTGCTCATGCTCGTCGTTCATCCAGATTCTCAAACCGAGCGCATCGCATGCACGCTCAAAACATCCGACGGGATCATGCCCGCCAGTCCGCGCTTCCGCACATGCTACCCGGACCAGATAAGCCGACAGCAATTCAGGCGTTACGTCTGGCACCTTCGCAACCAGCACGTCCGTTCTCTCCCCGTCCTCGTTGTGCGTGTATTCGATAAGCTCCATCTCCCCGCTGTCACCCTCGAACACCACAGCGCCGGTGTGCTCGTTCCCGTCGATCCGATACGCCACGTTGACCCAGTCGGCAGAAAGGCCAACCATACGCGTTCCATCCGCCTTGAGTTTTTCCAAGTAGCTCATTTGTTCGATTTGCATGTCCAAACGATGCGTCGCGTCGCGACAGTTCGCAACAAATAAATGCATGGGAGGGGTTGTCTGCTAGCGCAAATACCTGTAGTCACGCGACATGAGGACGAAGAAAAAGTTGACTAGGGAAGTTGACTGTGGGGAAGCGAAGGGGGCGAAGGGGGCGGGGGGAGTTGTCCAGGGGGTTGGGAAGGGGGGAGAGAAGGGGGGGAGCAAAG